CGTTGCGATCCCGGATCCGCGAGATTCAGGTACACGCCGTCCGGCAACATTCCGGCGAGCGTCGCATCCGCGCGGAGGAGGGCGACGACCGCCAGATCGATCCCGCTACTCCCCGGCATACCCGGCGACCGTGAATCCGTACCGTGTGAGCATGACGCCCAACTCGTCGTCCATGCGCGCGCGCCAACGTCGCGCCCGCGGGAAAAAGACATGCGCCGCGGGCATCTTCCCGCGCGACGCGCCGAGACTGTCCTGTCGCGTATCGGTCCCGAACTCCAACCAGGACGCCGTGTACCAGTTGTTCGTGACGTCAGTCCGCGCGTGACCGGCCGGGACCGGGACGTCGTCGATCCGGAGATGGTCCCGGAGGGCGCCGGACCGGACCGGATACGCCGCGTAAATCTCGTCATGCGCGCCCTGCGCGTTCGCGCGGACGATCGGTTTCGCCGCCTCGACGACCGCCGCGGGCAGGTTCGCCAACTCGGCGCGGAGGTTCAGGAGTCCGTCAACCCAGAGACGCGTTGCCATGACCGTTGTTCCGTGCGGGCGGGAGACCGTCCCACCAGTCCGCCGCCGCGGTGATTGAGACACTGACGGGAACCGGTCCGGTCGGGACGAGTTCCGCACACACGAGATCGAGTTCGCGATCCAGTTCCTCTTTATTCGCCGGTTGCGCGACGACCTGAAATGTCCGCCCGTTGAACGTGATCCGCGTCGCGCGCGTGACCTGTGGGTGATACGGAATCGTGACGAGATGGGTCGCGACGGTGGTGACGGTCTCCGCGATCGTCCGCTCGAGGTCGCGCACACTCGCATGCTGGATCCGCGCGTACACCTCCGGCGGGTTCAAGGGCGCCCAGGTGTACGTGTACCCGCCGTCGTTGTCGGGCACCCGGCCGGACGGGTTCTCGAGCAAGACCCGATGCACGCGCGCGCCAGCGGGCGTCAGCAGCGGACTCATAACGGAAATTGCAACTTCCGATGCAACAGACTTGTTTCCGCCGACGAGAGATAGCCGTCGGCCGGGACCCGGGTCTCGAGCGTGTTCACGTCATCGCCGCGAAAGCGATAGAGAATGCCGAGCCGGATGAGGATCGCGGCCTTGATGTTTCCATCCGCCGGATCGAGCGTGTCACGGTGCAGGTAGTCGGCGATGATCGCTTCCGCCTGGTCGACTTTGGCCTGCAGATCGACATCACCCGGATCGCCGACCGGCGTCGTCAAGAGCAGATGGTCTTTCGCCTCCTGGAGTGTGACAACGGTCGCCATCAGTCCTCGCGCTTCATCAACTTCCACGCATCCGACGGCGGATCGCTCGTCGTCGCGTCACGGCAGTACCACAGCTGATTCTTGAACGTGACCCAGTCGCCAGGCTCGGCGCGAAAGACGTCCTTCTTGAAAACGCCTCGGTACTGGTTCCCGTCCTTGCCATCGTGCCCGTCTGTGCCGGCCGGGCCGACCGGACCCGGTGGTCCGGGGATCGGCGCCTTCGTCTCGAGGACCGCGACGCGCTCATAGAGCGGCGTGAGATCGAGCGGCGCGTGCGCTTTGGTCTCGACGACGGTTACGCGCTCACGCAGCGCGTCGACATGCTGCAGCTGCGCCTCCGCGACCGCGAGCCGCGCGAGCACTGGGGCAAGCGCTTCGCGTATCGTCTGCACCGCCGCGTCCACGACGTATTCAACTTCGGCAGGATCAAGCGGCATGGAGCACTCCCGCGTCGAGCGCTTTCGCGCGCATCGCGCGTCGCACGTCCCATCGTTTCAGCTGGTCTGACGTCACCGATGTGGGTGTCGCCGGCAGGGCCGGCGCCGGCGTCGCGAACGGCTGCGCCTGGTCGCGCTCGGCCAACGCCGCGAGCGAGAAATATTGCTGTTGCAGGTACGGCGTGTCGCCGCCGTCGACCGGGCCGAGGCCGAAGTATTTCGCCCGCGCTTCATCCGGCGACAGCGCGCCGGCCGCGATCGACTCGTGCGCCGCCTTCGTCCGTGTCGCCGTGTCCATCCAGATCAGATCGTCGATGTCGAGCTCGATGCCGTATGGATCGGGCAGGTCGAGCCCGTCCTCGAGCGCGGTCTCGAAGTTGACGATGTGCGTCTGCAGGCACTGGCTGTAGTACTGCTGCAGCGCCGGTTCGCTGTTCGCGTAGGGCGGCGTCTTCGTGCTGTCGATGAGAAACGACGGGACGTGAAAACAGCCGCAGATCGGCTCGGCCGTCCATTTGAGCTGCTCGATCAGTTGCGCGTCGACGGCGTTGACCGTCGTCGCGTCGTATTTCATGTTGTAGGTCAGGAGCAGCAGCCGGCCGAAGTTCGAGCCCGCATACTTGCTCTCGAAGTCGGTCTTCAGCCGTTCGGCCTCGTCGGGATTGATCGCGCCCGGCACCGTCAGGATGCCGCCGGGCCGGCTGTAGTTGGCGAAGAACTGCGTCGAGTTGTCCTGAATCTTCAGCCCCTGCAGCGCCGCGCTGCCGCACGCATAGATCGGCGAGACGCCGATCAGCGGGTGATAGAGCGGCACCATCAGGTCGTGAATAATCTCGCTCGCCGGGACGACCGGGTTCTCCGTCAGATTGACCTGCGTGATCCCGGCCAGATCGTAGGCGCCGAGGCGATAGTAGACATCGCCTTCGGGCGTCACCAGCGGCAAGACGCGCGTCGGATCGAGCACGTAGAGCGCGGTGACGACGCCGCGCTGATCGCGCTGCTTCAGCACGTAGGTGTTGCCGTGCACCAGCTTGCTGCTGATCCACTGCTCGACGAACTTGCAGATCGTCTGATACCGATTCGGGCGACGGAGGACCGGCGAGAAGGCCGGCGAGGTCGTCGGCTGCCAGATCCCGTCGTCGTCTTCCTCGACCAGCCGCAACGACAGCTTGCCGATGTCCTCGGCGATCAGCGTGGTACAGGCGAACACCGCCCAGTAGTTGAGGACGTCGCTCGACGTGACCTCGACGTTCTGCTGCCAGGCGCCGGGGAACGATTCGCGTACGACCGGATACCAGCCGCCCGATCCGCCGGTCGGCGGACGCATCCCGCCGGGGATGCGTCGCGCCGTCAGCTCGTAGTCGGTGAACGGAATCCGCATCGTCCGTCGTGCGCCTTACGACGCGTGCTTACCGTGGTTGCGGCTGTGCGGCGCCGCGGCTTCCTGCGCCATCGGTTCCCCGGCTTGCCCTTCGGGCAGCCCCGCCGCGAGCGGATACGCCGTGGCCCCGACATATTGGACCGCGGCATTGATCGCCCGCTTCCAGTTGACGAACCGTTCCGCCTTGATGCCGACCAGGTTCTGTTGCCAGAACGACACCAGCACGGTCGTCGCGGTCCCCGGGTTGTCCGGCGCCGAGTTGAGTTGGACCGACGCCTCGCGCGACACGTCAATCGTCGTCCCACCCTCGTCCGCGTAGAGGATGTATTCCGGCGCGACGCCGATCACGTTGTTGCCGGCCGCGTTCGATGGAATGACCGGAATGCCGAAGATCGTCCCACCGGTCGCCGTCAAGCTCGGGAACATCGGCTGCCCGAGGGCGTTGAGTTTGACGGCGAGCTGGAACGCGGTCGTCGACGACATGATGAGCGTGATCCGATCGACCGGGATGTTCGCCGCGGTGAACGCCATCAGGATCGCGGTAACGTCCTTGACCGGATCGGCAGTGGTCGTGATCGGCGTGATCCCGTTGGTGATGCTGGCGGGTGAGACGCCGGCGACCGCGGCGACGGTCGGGTCGATAAACTGCTGATCCATGAACTGCGCGATGCCGTTGACCATCTCGCGACGCACGACGTCTTCAGCCGAGGGCGTCGAGAGCCGCGTCAGTTCTTCGGACAGCGCGATGATCGCGGCGATCTTCGACCAGGTCAGCGTCGTCGACCCGAGCGTGAATTTGGTCACCGGCTTCGGCGCGTTCTCCCCCACCCACGAATACGTCCCGCCACCGGTCTGCATCGGCACCAGCACGTTGAATGGGACTTGGTTGAGGCCCGCGAGGCGGCCGAGAATCGTCTTCGGGCGCAAGAGCTCGATGAACCCCTTGACGACGGGCGGCGGGACGAGAACGCCCATCCAGGTCGGATCGGTCGTCGTCGCCGGCGCGGTCGCCGCCTTCAGGGCGAGCTGCACTTCGGGCGTCGAGTCGTTCCAGCGCGCCGCGTAGTTGATCGCGTCCTGGCGACTGCCTTTGCCGGCGATGTGCGCGAGCACCAGGCGGCAGAATGGCGTCGTCGGGTCGAGGTTTGTCTTGACCTGAATCGAGACCGGCGACGTCACTGGACTGGCGGCGTTCGGGACCGGCGTCGCCGCGGCGATCTGCGTCTGCTCGAGCGCGCGGAAGCGAACGAGATCGGCGTCGATCGATTTGACCTTCAGCGCGAGCTCGTCGTATTCGATGCTCTCGGGCTCGGCCAGCGTCGTGCCAGCCTCGGCGGCGCCGTCCTGCAGCGCCACCATGCGCGCGACCTGCGCAGCGCGCGAATTTTCGAGCGACTTGATGTGCTCGGCCGTCGTGGGTTTCATACGGGCTCCAGGGTGAGATGCGCCCGCGACAGCGAGCTGGACAGGGCGGGACACCGCCAGAGATTTCACCAGGCGAATCGACGCCTGCGTATTCGCCGGAATCGTCACGAGCGAGAGCTCGACGATCTCGGTCTTCAGCAACTTGAGGCCGCCGTCCTTCAGCCGTTCGATGGCGCCGTCGAGAATCCGGTACCCGATCGAGACGCCGGTGATCAGCCCGGCCTTGATGGACTGCCAGGCCTCGTCGACGCGATCACGCAGGCGCCCAGGCTGGTCGATCGTCGGCAGCATCGCCTCGAAGGCAATGCCGTCACTGACGCGCGAGAGCGTGACGCGGCCGATCGGATGTTCCTGGTTGTGATGCAGCAGCAGCGGCAGCGGATTGGCGAAGGTCACGCCGGCGGGATCGACGACGTGGCCCTGGCGATCGAGTTCCGGCGTCGAGGCCATCCCGGCGAAGGTGCGGGCCTCGAGGTCGAACGATTTGACGTGCAGCAGGGCGTAGGCGCGGTCCACGGGGATCGCGCCGCAGTGTCTCAGCCTTATCGGGGTTTCGTCCGACGAAATACCGATCCGTCCCGGTAATCGGCGACGAATTCGTTGACGGCCTCGCGGATGATGCCGCTCACATTGCTGCGATTCTCGTGCGCGACCTGGCCGAGCGCGACGCGTTGCGTCGGCGTCACTCGGACCGTTACCCGGTGCGTCGCCGCTTCGTCATATCGGCGCGGACGTCCGGAGAGGCGAATCATCCGATGACCAGCACCTGATACGACGGCGTCGGCACCGCGGCGGTCCGCAGCCAGCCGCCAATCGCCAGGCAGAGCGCATCGATCGCGTCGATCTTGTTCGGCGATTCCGCCGAGTCCTTTTTCGGCAGCAGCGAATCGTCGGTGCCGCGGCGAACGACGGCGTTCGAGGCCTGCCACTTCAGACAGGGATTCCCGTCATGCCGGAATCGGCCATGTAACACCCGCGCCTCGAGCTCGCGCGCCGGCGGCGTGAAGCTCTTCGCGTTCTTCTGCTCCATCCGCGCCGGCAACCCGTCGTTGAACAGCCGACCGCTGATCTGCACCGACCCGAACTGATCGAACACGATATCCTTGACCGAGAAGAGCCGGCACCAGTTCCGGATGTCGCGCTCGATCACGCTGTAGTCGATCATGTCGCCGTCGGTCATCGTCAGCACGCCCGGCGCCTGCGCCCACATGCGGTACGCCGGCACCGCCCGGGCCCGCGCCTGGACGACGGCCTGTGGCAGATAGCAGCGGACGAATCCAACGAGCTGATCGCCGCGCGCGAACACCAGCGCGACGGCCGCCAGGTCGTCGAGTTGCGCGAGGTCTGCGCCGATCCAGCAGGCCTGGCCGGCGAAGTGTTCGAGCGCGAGCGTCGGCTCGGCGCAGCGGTCCCACGCCGCCATCGA